GTAATCTGTTCGGGGGCATTACCTGTCTGACCGTTCACTCTCCAAATAACTTCTGAACCTTCCCACAGGTCATCTGAACCACACGCAATACATTCCATACCAATCACAAGCCCCACTCCGTAATACCGTTCAATTCTGCCTCACAATTAAGTGAGAAATCACACCACATAGGGCAGAAATAATCATTCCATTTCATAGGCCATTGGTGGGAAGTAAGTGAGTCAATAGTGTCATATAATGATTCCTCAAAGGCATTATAGGAACGCTCTAAAAACGGTTCTAATAATGCGAACCCACGCTCTGCGCCTACCCACATTGTTTTTCCTCTCTTATCACCCTCTAACAATAATTTATCATCTTCATCGTATTCATAGTCGGGGCTAATGTATAAGAAGTGCGATACATCTTCATAATCTAACTTCCTTAGCATCCTAGTATAATACACCAATTCCTTTCTAGTCCTACCTAGTTTAGACATAGACATATTGCCTGTCTTTAATTCTACTAATACCAATTTTCCTGTTTCGGGATGCTTCAACACACCGTCTATAAGACCCACCCACACAACAGGATGTCCGTCTATCTCTTCATAGACTTCGTGTTTAACCTCTGCTTCAACTACTTCAAAACCACCCATGTCATGCGCTATCTGATGCAATAGAAGGTTTAATGAATCAACACCTTCGTCATCTGCCACACCCTCATGTTCTGCGGCTTCCATCAGTACATCAGCACCGTCTAATAAACCTCTCTCCATAACATTATGTATTTTAGTACCCCTAATCATCTGCTCGGTAGCAGGTGGGGTAGGTATATCTGCTATGTATCTCCAATAAAATTGTCGAGGACACATTTTGTATGTCATAAATGAGGACTTACTAATTCTTAGTGAGCCTTCATCCATAGGATTATAAGATGACGCATTCATAATTTCACTCTTCTTCTTGCGTTATTCCCGCATCCCAATTTTCAAACGTACTCTGTGCGTTTCCAAAAATATTTTCTCCACAAGCAGGACAGTCATCACTCTTTTCAACACCACGAATATTAGGTCTCAACAATTCTTCTCCACAATTCGTACAGACAATTCTCTCTATCTTACCTTCTTCGTCTAAATGGTTGTATAACATAGTCTGCATCTTTATCACATCAGCACCTAATACTTGTAATACGTGTGCAACTTCCCTAGAGAAATTACCTATTACTTCATTCAATTCTTCTTGACTAACTTTCTTCGACATATATATCCCTTATCTAATTACGGTTATAAAGATTACTATACCCACTCAACATGGGCTAAACCATTCTTTGCGTTTTGTAGCGGTTGCGTATTCCAACCCGCCAACTCAAAGTAAGGTGTTATCTTCTTGATAATAAATCTATCAACTAATACTTTTACCCCTATACTTTTGATACCTTCAATTTCAGAGGGGTCGTCAAATGCGATATACTTACCGTCATCATCTAGTGTTACTAAGAAGAAAGACCCTGCTCTATATCCTTTACCTAGAAACTCATTAGCCCAAGCCGCACCTGCTGATGAGCCGGACAGGACTTTGTATTGCGACAAATCCCTTTCTATCTTTCCTTTCATACACAAATCTTTCGCAGGTGTTTTACCCCCCATTACAGACGTAATTAATTCTGATATACGCTGTGTGGTAGCATCCTCACTTTCACGATTTAATATACCCGTAATAGTATCGAGCATAGCATCTTTCATTACTTTAGGCATCCTACTTTGCTTCATCTCAATACCTTTAACGTAAATGTTTGGTTCGTGATACTCTCCGTCAGTCCATGTTACTTTACCCGTATATCTATTCTTGGCTACCATGATTAATCTAGGACACCACTTTTCAAACTCGGCTTCCATTGGTGCTATTCTTTCGTTGATTAAAGGTAACAACTCCAAACCCTTTTCGGGTGTAGGTATTTGACAGAATACAGAGTCCGTGTGGCCGTAGATAACATTAAAACCTACTCTCTGTGCTTCTACCATAAGTTCACCCAAAGAGGCTCTTGAAGTGTGTGTGATAGCAGCCGCTATGTCGGGATGATACATACCGTACTTAGCATCTCCACAAACACCATACATAGAAGCAACTAAAGTCTTAGCGGCAAACTGCATACAATCCCACTTTCTTTTCTTATCGCCATCCGAGACAAGCATTTTCATCTTAAAAATATTTCTTAAGTCTGTCATCTTATCCATTTGTCTTACAAGTAATCCTTTTTTATCCTGTGAAAACTTAGTGCCGTTCCCGCAGTCTACTCCTTCGGAGTCTAAACTATCCCAACTGATATTATACTTAGCAGCATTACTGTGATACATAGCCTTTATATCTAAGATACCTACGTTATCATAAACACCTGCCTCAACATCTAATATATCAGCACCTTCATAATCAACCTTAGCAAACTGTGGTTGTGTAGGAATCCTTCTGTCGAAATCAGAGTCAGTCAAAACCAATTGACTGAACATCTTTGTGATAAAGGGTGTTGACCTCAAATCACATTGTACGATGTGTTGTAGAGAAGTATAATAATCTAACGCATTTACCGCCTCATCTAGTTTAGGTAATAACCTAACATCTTGTCTAGCGTAGTGTAAGTACAAAGCCTTATCTTCCCACCATGATTCATTATGACCTTTCTCTAATTGGATTTTCTGTTCACCTAATATTTCGTAAGCCACATCGTCTAGTTTGTAGGAAGGCAATTTCCCATTCTTCAACTCCCATAGTTTAGAAACAGCAAGCATCAAGTCTATACAATTCCTACCGACTATTGGTTGCGCCCAATCCTTAAACTCATATCTAACCTTTCTCATAGGAGAAAGAGTCAACTCCGACAGACCACAAGCCCTACATCTTTCCATTATCTGTTTTATGTCAGCACCTACAACATACCAACCCGCTATAATATCGGGGTCTTGTCTTTTCATATGTCGCAAAAAGTGAATAAGCATATCTCTTTCAGTAGCAAAACCCATAGCAGGTGTTTCGTATTTGTACTCACCATATTCTTTGTAAGCCTTACCTTGCCCGTCTTTAAGACCCTGCCCCGCAAGCGTCTGCTCTACAAACCACACGTATTCTTTTTCCGTAAAACTATCGTAAACTACCATTACCCTCATTTTATTTGTTGTAGGAGACCACTCACAATCCATGTACCATGTCCTGTGGTTGTAGTTTTCTATGGGGTCGTTGCCGTCATTGATATAATCAGACAAAACTCTATTAACATAGGGAATGTTTGCTTCCCACGTAGTACCGTAATAAGATAATTGTTTAACGTCAAAAGGTGTAGCACAAACTATTTTAGTCAGACTTTCACCATACAGACCCGTGTAGCCACTTTCTTTACGAACCGCTTCATCTATATGTTCGGCATCCACATCAGATACAAAGGCGTAAGGCCAATATCCTGTGATAGTTTTTTCGTACCTAGCATTGTTTTTGTCTCGACCTCTGATAATTATATCTCGACCTCTTCCTCTTTCGACAATCATGCGACTACCCTATCTATTATCATGTGGTTACAATTTTCACACTCATAAATATCGCCTTCGCCTTCTACGTTGTCATAAAAAATCCAAGAGAAATTAGCGCCACACTTTTCACAAGTGGTAAAAGGAAACTTACGTGGTCTTACCATAATCTATCTCTCCAACATCCACAGTTTCTATCATTATACGCACCACAAATTAAACACTCTTGGCTCATATTATAATCTCCTGTGATTACGCTTATAAAGATTTCCTTTGGCCTCTAGGTCTAGTAGTAATACCGTGCTTATTTAACCATGCGTTAACAGCCATAGCAGTTACACCGCACATAGCACCTATCTCGGCCATAGTCTTACCATTGTCAACGTACTCGGTACGCAACCATGCTTCTTCTCTATGAAGCCCTTTATTAGACGAAGGATAGAAGCCGACACTTACGTTGTATTCTTCCCCATCAATCTCAATCACCTTACTGTTTTCTCCTAGTTCTATATCTTTCAATGTTATATTTACCATAATATCACTCTCCAATGTTACTCATTTGGAATATAAAATCACCATCACCTAGTGTAATCAACATAGGATAGCCCATGTTGACCTCTGTAAAATCCCATATAGCGATACTCACATCACTATTAAGATTGCGGAATATGTATTCTAAACCACCGTTGTAAGTGGCTGTTATTGGGTCTGCTTCACAAGCGTCAACATCTATCACCGTAGTAGTTTTACCCTTAAGTTCTTTACCTACACCTATTGATAACTTACCTTCTTCATAAGAAACACTATATTGATTAAACTTCTGTCCGTTCATAGAATCACATCTAAACGCTTCATACATAGTAGTGCTGTCAAGACCTTCCAACAAGACCAAAGGTTCTATAACAGAACCGTCATTCTTAGTGTAGGTTTTGTTTTCTGCGTCTATCTTTTTAACTATATCGTTAGACTTAGTGTACCATTGACTAATTGTTTCCGGTGTATGTGGAAATGCTCTAGCACTTGTATTACCACCAATAGTAGTTTGTTTGCTACCACTCTTAAACATAATCTTATCTCCTTTGTTAATCATATTAATAGCACCGCCATGATATTTGAGTACACCTAACACATTATCAATATCAGTAATCGGGAAAGCCAAACCATTACCATCACCATGACAAGGTATAGATATATTTATCAGAGAAGTAACGCCATCCTTTACTAAAGACCGACAGTACAACCTATTATTCTCGACCATCAAAGAAGCGGAATGTATTTGAGGAATACTTTTACCGTCAATTGTTTGTTTTCGTTGTGCTAACTGCAACAACCACACCAAAGAATTGCATTCGACTATTACAGGGTACTCCATACAATCACTCCGTCATAAATGGTAGCCCGTACCATTCGACTTTACCATCTTTTATTCTCAGTATATCGTGTGTAGTACCTACCTTTTCTATATTACTACCTTTCATCTCTTCAATAGTAGCACGTACAACCCATTCGTTATCAGCAAGGCTTCTGTCTCCTTCGACACCTGCTGCGGGGTCTGCTTTCTTCATGTATCTGCTTAGGAATACTTGTTGAGAAAACTTTCTCATAGTACCTTTCTCCCATTCCGGTCTAAACCCAACGGTCATTAGAACCTTTTTACCTGTTCCGTCATCCATATACTGCGAGACTGCCTTCAAGTGGAAGGTGAAATATACCTTAGCCACATTAAGACTGTGAAGCCTTGATAGAATATTTCTGTATAGACGGTTACGCTCTCTCCATTCTTTCTGATTGAATGTACCATCTTCTGTCTCAATGATACCTCTATCCAATAGTGAGGCTCGCATAGCGTGTTCACACCATTTTAGAAATGTTGAACCGCCGTCAAAGATAATACCACCAATACTGTCGGGTGCTTCTTTAACTATGTTAGCAAGAATGTTCACGTAGTATGACGTTTTATCCAACAGCGCTTTGTAATCGACATTGTTATCGTCATCAAAGATAGAGTCATCTGTTTCATCGTGCAACGGTAGAACGATAATATTATCTTGATTAGGATAGACGTAATCAACCGTTGATTTAGCCGAGTTATCCACGTCAAAAATATATACTTTTTTACCTTCTTTGATTTCTGTATCTAGTAATGATAGAGCCAATCCTGTTTTAGCCGTGTTCTCATGGCCTATAAATGCGGCTCTGTGTGTTACAGTTTTCATTGTGTTATTCTCAAATAAACTCCTGTAATACGCTTCATCAAACCTAGTCTTAGGTTCAACAGTCTTTGTTTTAGTCTCGGTTTTGTTCGGTGCTTTCTCTCCCCAACTCATATATATCCCTCATTTGATTACGGTTATAAACCTTCTTACTCTCTCGGTGCTATGATAGCAGCATCAGTCATTAAGACCAATGCGGCAACAGACACAGCACTCTCTAAACTGTTGATTACTACGCTAACAGGGTCATAAACCCCATCGTCTTTAGCGTTTCTATACTCTCCTGTCTTACCACAAACATAACTACCCTTACCTACATGAAATACATCACCGAGCATAGTGTTTCCACTATTCTCTCTAATGGTAGTGATAGGTGTTAGCAAACCATTCACAAATAATTCAAAAATATCACCGTCAAACCCCGCCTCACTCAACGCTAGTGAAGCATGGTATAATGTTGCGCCACCCCCGATGACAACACCGGATTCAAGAGCATGACGACAAGCGTTAACTGCATCATCTACTCTCTCTTTTCTTTCTACCTGCTCGACTTCGGTAGCACCCCCAACATAAATTGTTGAGATGCCCGTAGTAAGTCTTGATAGACGATTATTCATTTGTTCGGCCAACCATTCGTGTTCAGCACCTTCTATATTCTGCATCAAAGTAATTAAATGTTTATCATTACCCATAAGTTTACGGCTTATTACTGTGCTTCTAGCACTAGCCTCTATACGTTCTGCATCACCCATCATGTTTGCACTTATACCACTAATACTTTCTTTTAAGGTATTAGAAAATAGTTTAGCACCTGTCAAGGCCGCAATATCTTCAAGCCATGCTTGCTTCTGTTCGTGCATACCACTAGGCTTAACTATACAGGCACTTACTTTACCCTGTATAATATTTACTAAAAGGTTTTGTATCATCTGTGGGTTATAATCCGCACAGAAGAATATAATTGGTCTGCCGTCTTTGACTGCAATTTCCAATGAAGATAGTAGCGTGTTAAAACTTTCTATCTTTTCAGTAGTACAAACTACATAAGGGTTTTCTAAAATACATTTATTTCTAGGAGAGTTAGCCATAAGATTATGAGCATAACCCGCATTCACCTCGACACCGGATGAATCTTTAATGTATGTTTCGGTTGTTGGTGAAGTCTCTATGGTTATAGCACCTGTTGACCCTACTTCCTTAACTACATCAGCAATCATAACACCTAACTCTTCATCGTTATTAGCGGCAATAGTAGCCACATCTTTCAAATCGAAATCCGTTATAACCTCATCTCTAAGATACTCAATGGTCTGCTCTAAATATTGTTTAAACTCATCACGTATTTTTAAGGGAGAAATACCCTTTTCCATCAGAGACAATGAGCCATTACACAATGTCTGTGCTATTAATGTTGCGCTAGTAGTACCATCACCGGATTTTTCCTGTGCCTCTGATGCTACTTCCTTTAATAAATCTATCCCCATCTGAATATACGGGTCTGTATCGGTTACAGCACGTGCTATGGTAACGCCATCATTAAGAATGACGGGCGCACCCATAGGGTTTTGTATGATTACCGTTCTTGCATTAGCACCCAAAGTACCCTTGATAGAGTTTGCTACTTTGTTTACCCCTACAAGCAATTTTGAACGTGCCTCTGCCCCTGTTAATATTGTTTCCATTTTTATCACCTAAAATAAATCATCGTGCATATCTTGGTCGTACATTTCACCATTCACATAACTACCGAAGTCGTTATCAAAAGAACTTACAGCACATATTTTACTGTAATGTATAACATATATACCATCAGTCTTTTCGGGGTGAAGAGAAGAAAGAATAGCCTCATCTGTTAAGACTACACTATCTCCTACTGTCAATTCGCTCGGCACTTGCCTACCAATAGAGTGAACAGTATACATAGTCTCTGTTATAAGACCACTACTGCTCATACTCTCATGGCTTTCAAGGAGTATAAACTCCCCTACGGCTTTCCATGTGTTAATAATCAAGCATCCCACCCTTCGGTGGAATTGTCATCGTCAAAGTCCGGTGAAACCATTTGTGCTACTTCGTCAAAAGCCCACCAACCGTTTACACTCATTCTATCTTCACCTTCACGGCTTCTCCATGCCTGTCCATGTAGTAGTAATTTTGTTCCAACACCAAAAGAAGGTACTTCATCACAGTAAACATCTATTGTTCCGGCCATCGAAGTAATGTCAACATCACCGCACACTAAAATAGAGCCGCCTTTGTCTCTTGGGTCTATGTGAATAACTTCTGCAACAGTCGCACAGGTTCTATCCCACCAACCATCTTTACCATTGAAATTATCGTAGTAAGCACCTAAAGCACCTAAGTTCGGCAACATATTTTCATCACCAATAATAGCAGGTAGC